CAAGTTGCTCCTGCTGCTACAAGAGGTTGATAAGCAAATCCAGCACTAGATGCTACAGAAATAATTACTCCACCTCTTGGATATTCTGATCTATTAGGGTCATATCCATATTGTCTTTCTGTTCCACTAAATCTGATTGTAGAAACTCCAGCAGATTCAGTAATGGTATAATCATTAGGATTATTAGATTGTGCTCCTTCTGGTTTCTGGAATATTCCATTAATCAAAATAACTGCATTATCAGTAGAGAAACCAGTAACATTAGATCCACCAGACTTTAAGATAAAGTCAGATGCTATGCCAGTAAACTGATTGGATATATCATCAAAATTATGATTAGCAGAATATGTCTCTTGGTTTGTTCCAGTTTCAGCAGTCCTCATAAAGGTTCTACCCTGGAAAGTAGATCTTGTAGTAATACCTACCCAATCTCTGTCATCAGGAGCATTGGTAGTACTACTTAAAGGAATATTGCCATGAGGTGCGGCAGACATATTAAGAAGGCCATCAACAATATTATAATTGCCAGACATCTTAGTAATCAGTGCGCCTGATGTATGAACTCCAATTGCACTTCCTAACTGACCTCTAAAGACCTCTATTCTATAAGTAGCACCAACACCGATGCTCTCAATAGTCATATATTCCTCATCCATCTTAATAATGTCTTCAGCAGCAAAGGAAGTAATTCCAGTAGTAACAAATCTTTCTTGGAAAACAATATCTTCATCCAAAGCTGTAGTAACTGCCGTAGCAACTACAGGTGATTGGATCATGTTATCAATACAAATTAATGCCTTAGTATTTTGCTTCTTAGACATAATGGTATGAGATTCCCCAGCACCAACTGCATCCAATTCAAATACTACTGGTTGAATAGCTAAAGCATCTTCTGCACTAGCTGCAAATCTCAACTTACCATCATCTACCTTCACAACATACAAATCAGATGGAAGTTTATCAGTGGTTCCTATACCAGTAACTACTGTTTGGGCAATACCAATTGCCATAGTAGTTCCCGTACCTGGCCAACCATATTGAACATTCTCACCACTTACCCAATAATGATCTGGAATTCTTATGTAATTTGAAGTGGAATCTGCAATTCCAGAATCACTTCCATCAAATATTCTTCTAAAGATAGAATTTCCATCATGTTCAAGAGCAAATTGTTTTTGAAGATCTAATAATGTTCCACTGTAATCGCCCTTATTAGCATGGATAACAATATTATCTGCTGGCATTGAAGTGTCATTATCATTATCATTGTAGATTTGAAGAGGAATTGCTAAAGTTCTTACTTGAACAGCAGTAGATGCATTAGGACTATATCTAATATCCAGAGTAGCACTAGAAGCAGAAGTAGTTCCAATACCAATTTGTCCTATACTTGCACCAGTTCCTACATTTCCCCATTCAACGAATACTTCTGCTTGATCAGTTGCTTTCTTAATAGCACCCAGTTCAAACATCTCATAAAGATTATTGGTAGTATCTTTTACTGAAACAATATAATATGCAGCATCATAAGGGTCAGTAAAGGAAGCAACAGTATGTGAGATAGGATTACTAGATGCTGAGATAGCCTTATAACTTGATTCTAACTTACCAGTGGTAAGAGAGTAAGTTCCAATTCCTGTTGCTGTATCTGCAATAGCAACGATAGAAGAGTTTAATGTAATTTCAACTCCTGCAGAATTGATAAAGTCTACTTTAAGGTTAGATTCTCCATCAATAAATGCATTAAATGTGCCCATTCCAGTAAATACTGGACCATCTGTATTGGTGTCTGGGTTATCCAAATTTCCATACTCTTCCCAGAATACAATCGAACCATCATGAATCATATTGAATTCTTGGGCAGTATAATTATTACTGCTATCTTGAGCCATTACCAAAAGTTTGGCTGCTCTATAAGTGGAAGACATAGAAACAATGTTTCCAGAATTACCAGCAGCTACAGTAGCAACTCCACTATTAATATTAACAACATCTCCTAATTGAGCAGTAGTGGTTATTCCACTATAATTGTTCAATATACTAAAGTTAACACTAGAAACATCATAAACTCTAGTTTTGAAATTTACTGGATAGAAAGTTAAATCCCAACCAGTCTGAGTGGCCATATAATCAAAATATCCCAAATTATCAACAGATTCAATAGTGGCATATGCTTGCATATAACCTACTGCTTCATTCTGCAAACAAGAAACAATTGAGAACTGCCTTTCATCAGTATAAATTCTATCTTTCACATATGTGAATATCTTATTATAAGTGTAATTGGAAGTACCTGCACCTACTTGTCCAAACTTTTGACTTCTTTCATTACTATTAAAAGTAGAACTAACATTGTCTACAGCCAATACTCTGTTTCCAATAGATTCATAGTAATCTGAAATAATTCTATTTTCAAATATTATTTCATTGGAGAAAGCGCCACCATTAATAAAGACAGTACCTTCACTCACATAGTCAAAATCATAATCACAATGTAGACTTCCTTCACTAATGCAATCAACAGTAACTTCAACATTAGTCTCATCAGCAACTACAATACCCTGTTTAGCATTTTCTTGTTCACTTACAATCTGAAGATCTGAGAACTTCTCAAATCCAGATGGATGATTTAATGCACTTACTGGATCATCCCATGTTTCAAATGGTACTTTTGAACTAATTGAATATGAGAAGTTCTGATAATATTCATTATCTGGTAACTTCTGCATACTATTATTCAAGAATCCAGTTTCATTTTGCCAACCATTTATAATAGTAGCACCAGCTCCTGTTCTAATCTCAGCATTGAAATCATATTTCTTCCCTATCACACCTTGAGTGTTAGAACTAAGACCTTTAACTGTATCTCCAACATTATATTCCTGACTTACTGAAACTTTTAGAATTTCAGTTTTATTATTCCAAGATTCAACTTGTCCTACAGTTTCTCCATTTGTTACATTCTCACCTACAGCATAACTATTCTTCTTCAGAACAGGTTCAAAAATGGGGAACTGACTAGAAGGTATTACTCTTGCATAAGATGTGTCAGAAGTAACATTTCCAGGAACTTCACCTCCACCAAGATAATCCTCAAGACTGTATTCTACATATGCACCTGATCCACCTAATTGAGGATCAACTGCAGTAACATCAAATAAAGCATAATCATAACCAGAAGAATTGTATCCTTTTCCAGTAGTAGAAAGTCCAGGTGATGTTCCTTCTTGATCAATAGCAACTTCTTCTACCAGAATGGTTTCTCCCACCTTATATGGGAAATCTGAAGCATCACTAAATGTCCTATTAAGATAAAGTCTTACTGTCTTAGTTGCTTCTGTGTAAGTGAGAGAATTAATTCCAACTCCATTACTATTTTTAACTGGCAAGATAGTTGGAGGAACATTATAGATGCCAGTAGTATTATTGAGGATAGTAACTTCCCTATCACCTAATTCAAATTCTATATCTGCCTCTGTTAAAACTTTCTTAGTAAATCCATCAATAACAAGGAGATCTGGAGATACCAAATAATCCTGACCTTGAGAACTAATACCAATACTCTCAAAAGATGATAATGGTTCTACCTTTAAAATTTCAGGAAGATTTGCAACAGCCCTTAACGTCTTATCAGAAGGATATGCAAATCCAACACCATTAGCATCAAACTGGTTACTTAATATTGCTCCTATATTAGTACTTTCTGCTTCAAGAAGAGCTCCTGTCCCTGAAGTAGTCTTAGTACTAGAAATTCCAGGTAAGTTCTTGTAACCGAATCCAGTATTAGTAAGTTTTATCTTCTTAATAGAACCTACTGCACTAGTAGAAGTAGTTTCATAAGTAGCGCCAGCATCAGTAGTGCCATATCCAGACTGTAGAGGAGCCTTAATAACACTAAAAGTAAAGGTAGTAGTTCCTATACCAGAAACAACATGTCTACCATCATAAACTGTTTTTATTACATCTATTTGATTGTGAGCAAAAGAAGTAGTATCATTAACTAATTCACTCTTAACAGTTGGAATAAGATCAATATTCTGTAAAGAGAATTGATACCATAAAAGATTAGGAACATCATCAGTAAAGTCTATGGTTAGATTGGCAGTACTAGTTACTCCAACTGTCCCACTCTTAGTAACTTCAAATGTTGATGTCGCTTGAGATGATAAGAAAAGATTACTATAATTACTATCAGAATAGATATCAAGATCAAAAGCAGCATAGCTAGTGCTATTGTTTATAAATGCCAAAGTAGTACTTGACAGATCAAACTTCAATTTTTGATTTTTACTAACTTCAACTAAAGGATTAATTCTGCAAATAGTTCCATTAGATGCATTAGAAAGATTAATAATTAACTGAGTATCTACATCTGCTTCTTCTCTTACTAACTTAATCTTATTTTTAGTATCAACCACAACATAATACATTCCTTGATGCTGCAGATTAGTCATCGGTGAGGATGACTTATAAATTACCCTATCACCATTATTGAAATTATGATTAGTAAGAGTAATAGTGTTGTTTATAACATTAACGTCAGCAGCAACAAAGTTTATAGGATCAAAAACCATTCTCCTATTATAATCATCATATAGAACTGTTATGGTCTTAGTATTTTTTGCATTAAGGTCATAGAAAATTTCATCACCTTTAGTTAATCCATGAGCAGTAGATACAGCAACAGTAACAGTGCTAATACTCACTTC